AACAAGCTTGGAATATATTTTTCATCAACTGATCAAGTAAATTCTGATATATTTAATCATATAGGAGGTCAACAGTTAGATAATTTTATTGGTAATCCTAGAGAAGCATTTAACGATAGGTACGAAGAATTAAGAATCTTAAATAACGACTATTGGAAAAAATATACTGATGATAATAATAAAGCTACATATCTTAACGAGCTTAAACAGTATGATATGTCAATGTTTACTCTAATTAAACGTTATTTGCCAGCCAGAGCTAACGCGGACGTTGGTGTAGTAATAGAACCTCATTTTTTAGAAAGATCCAAAGTTAAGAGTCGAGGAAAGGTATCTATATCAGGAGATACTAAAGCTCAGAATATTGCTCTTGATGCAGATTCGTTTAGAAGAGCAGCAGCTCCAACTAATATAAGTTGTGGTAAGCCGGAAGTAGCTCAGTCTGGATTTACACTAGAACCTCAGACTACTACAGGTAATGTAGCACCGAAAGCAGCTCCTGCTGCAGGCGGAAATTCCTTACTAAAGATGACAAGTGCACCACAACAGTATGTACCAGCTCCCGTAACACATCAACCGAATACTACAGCTATTCAAGCTCAAGTAAAAACCGCTATTGATAAACCTTTAATATTATTAAGTACACAAACAGCTCAGTCATTGGGTAAAGGTAATCAAATTATTCAAGTAAACGCAAGTAACGTAGTTTCGCATCAAACTAATTCTCCGTTAGCTGATATAGGTGGTACAATAATAGTTGGTAATCAAGTTACTGGTACACCTTATAGTTTTAATAGTTTATTTAAGTCAGGAAGTGGTGCTGCGCAAAAATATATAGAAGTAACAACACCAGACTATAAAGTATCAGCTAGTATAACACATATATGCGATTATACTCTATCAGAGTTAAGAAGAGTTAACAAGTATTTTTATAGAGGTAATGGAACTAAAGCTCATGCTATAAAGAGTGCTAGTTTTGGAAAACATTTCGAAGATGGAGGTTCAGTAAATAGATTCGCATTTAGCAAATCGTTGAAAGAAGCACAAGTAAGTGACTTTAATTTAGCTAACAGAAACTATCAAGGTACTCAAATCTCAGCAAAAGATTTTAACATAGTTTCAGATGACGGTTCAGGTGAACCAGTAGTTTCGTTTACTATAGGTGATCCGAATCAAATTATTAGTAGTGATCCAACATTTGAAGGAACGTTAAAGATAGAATAATAACTAAGTTTTTTACATTTACCATATTTATATGTAGATAAATTATATAGAGGGATAAAACATGGGATATTTAGATAATACATCTATAACAGTCGACGCTATTTTAACTAAAAAAGGAAGGGAAATTTTAGCTAAAGGAGCTGATGATTTTAAGATTACACAATTCGCTCTAGCAGATGATGAAGTAGATTATGGATTATATAATCCTGCTCACTCTCTAGGTACAAATTTTTATGGCATCGCAATCGATAATATGCCACTTATAGAAGCTATACCTGACGAAACTCAAACTATGAAGTATAAATTAGTTTCTTTAAGAAAAAGTACAACAAGAATACCTGTAATAACAGTACCACAATCCTCAGTTACATTAGTTGCTGGTGGTGATGCAGTTGATATCAAACCAAATACGTCAAACTTTGAAGGTGGAAATTCTACTCTAGGTTATACAGCTATTTTAAGTAATTCAGATGTAGCGTTTTTAGAAGTTGCTACACCTGTAAAAAGTCTTCTAATGCAAGGTGCTACTATACCAACTTTCGTTGGTGACGATGAGTCAGCTCAATCAGTTACTGCTGTAGGATTTAGTTTTAGAGTTGTTGCAAAAAATCAACCTATTGAAAATAAAACAGCTACACTTACAATTATAGGAAATGAAACTGGAGGAAGAGCATCAGTTACTGTAACGGTTAATAAGCAGCAAGTAGCTACTTCAGGCGGTGATCTTTAAGAAATAGGGAATTAAAATGGCTAACGGACAAAAATCAAAAGCACAAATAGAAAAAGAATTAGCTGAAATTAAAGCTATTGAGAACCAGCTCAAAGAAGAGAAAAGGCAGGCGGAAGGGTTACCTTCTACAGCTGATTCTGCTAGAGGAGCTATAGTAAGAGAAGCTCAAAAACTAGCTAATCAGATTGTAAGAGAGCGAGATGCTCTTTCACAAAAAACAACAACGGGAAAAATATATTCTAGACTAGATCCAGGTAACGATATTATTTCAAATAGAAAAGAAAAAGTTACAGCTGGGTTATGGAGTAACGGTACAGGAGAACTAAAAACTTTCCATACAGCATCGGCGCAAACAGGCTCGAATGCAGGAAAGTATTATTGGAATGTATATAATAGTTCATCAACAGCAGTTGGATCAGCTACGCAGTTTGCGATCGCTTATGGTCATAAACAGGGAAGTGGTAGTTTATTAAATAATGAAGATTTTCCTACAAAAGCAGTTTATACGCAATATGCTAATTTAGTTTTACCTCCTGGCGATAATACATTTACGTTTGATGGTAGTGTTAACGAAGAACATATATTTGTAATCAATATTCAACGAGCTAGATTAAAAGAAAAGTTAGATCCAGGTAACTGGGAATTAGTTTTAAGTGGAAGTTCGGTTGGTACAAGTATAGGTACAAAAAGTACTATTACTAAACTTATAGATAATAGTGGAGGTGCAAATGCTACAATTAGAGACGGATTAAGAGTATATAATATTGTAAGTGGAACTATTGCACAAGGTGAGTTAACAAGTGATACTACAGCAACAGCAGTTAATGGATATGGTAAAGGTGGTTATGGATTAGTTTATCCTGATTTAGGTATATTAGTACTAAACGCAGGTAGATTAAAACAGAGAGGTGTTCAGTTTACAGGAACGCTAACTGGCTCAGGTGTTAATAATCAGGCAAATGCAGGATTATTTACAGCAATATCAGGTGCTGCAGCATATAACTCGTCATACGGGTTCCAAGCACGAAGTGAAGAAGAAGTTACTTCTACATTTTATTATGTAAGAGTTAAAAACGCTGATTATAATTTTAGTAATAATCCAACCTTTACAACAGGTTCATTAGGAGCTCTTTTACATCCTTCTATGATAAAAGATCCTAAGGTATATATTACTACTGTTGGATTATATAACGATAAGCAAGAATTACTTGCAACTGCTAAATTAAGTAAACCTCTTCTGAAATCATTCGATAGAGAAGCTCTAATTAAAGTAAAACTTGATTTTTAGATTCATATTACGATTTTACACGTAACTTATATAAACCCTTTATATTTATTATAGAGGGTTTTATATATAAAAAGCTAAAATATGTCAGTATTCAAAAAAATAGATTCGAACGATGTTAACATAATACCGTTCAACGTACATAAAGAATATACAGTTACATCTAATAATTACTCAGGCAGTGGGTGTGGATTAGGAGTAAATTTTTTATGTGCACAATATTACTCTCATAGTTTTGGTGATCCTCAAAAAGGTACAGCTCTTAAAAACGAACCAAAGAATCCTAATGGTACATACAAACATATAATATACGATAGTATAAATCATTTATACTATAAACGAAAAAATATTCCTTCGGAAAATTTTGGAGGTAATTTACCTGAACGAGAGACTAGAAATTTAGAAGATAAGTCACATGTTATTTCGATTCCTAGTACTTTATTCGATCTTAGAATTAAATCAGGGTCAGTTGTATTTACTGACGGTTATATAGAATCATTAGGTATCTCTTACGAGCGTCTTATAAACTCACAATCAGGAGCTACAACATATAGAAGCCCAGTATTGTTAGCAAATTTATATGAATTCGAGTCTAGTGAAAGTAGGTATAAGGATAGCGCTGATATATCGTTTGGTGGTATTGATTTAGTTTCTGCTAGACCATCATCTGCCCCTCAACATATGGTAATAACAGGATCAGGGTTTGTTGGTACTGGTAGTATGCTTTTCAAAGTTTCGAGTGTAGATGGTACAGAAAATGTTGGTAACGGTATAAGAGTAAAGCAGGCAGACGAATTTCAAGGACTTACAAATAATGACTGGTGGCCGCATAGTGAAGCAACCAACGAAAAACATGGTATGCCGGCGTATTCAGTTACTATGTGGGTTAATCCTCCTGACTGGAATGCTATGCCTAACGGCGTAACTGGCGCACCAGGGCAAAGTCATTTAATTAGTAGAGATAAAAATGCATATTTCGAATTAAACGTACTTACAAGTAGTTATAATATTGGCAATGGTAAAGGGTTAGTCCCACTTCAAATGTTTTTTGGAGCAACATCAAGTAATTGTACTACTAGCGCATCATCAGAAGCAATAGCCTCAGGATTTGGTCTTGCAACAGGCTCTTGGAATTTGGTAAACGTACAACAAGAATTCTATCCTGGACAACCAGCATATGCAGGTACTTCTGGTTCCCAATATGAAGAACTTCCTCCATGGGGACATCAGGCAGCAAAGACTACATTACGAATATATAGACCTGACCCATCAGCTGCAAGTGGATATACTTACATTGAAAAAATAGGATATGCAACTGCATCTAAAGATCCGTCAGGTTGGGATAATCAAACTATAAGAGCAGTTACTAGCTCTATACAATATGATAGAGCAATGTATATAGGAGCATCAGCTTCGAGAGCTGTTGGAGCTGCTAATAATGATCCTACAAGTAGAACACTATACGGTGCATTTACCGGAAGTATCGACGACCTTAGATTTTATGAATCAGTTTTAACTGATGATCAGATAGCGAATCTTGTACTTAATCCTAAAATGGACTTAAGGAGAACACCACCTGTTACTGCTTCTTTTAATGTTAGAGATGACGGGTATGGTAATCTAGTTGATATGAATATTATATCTTCTAGTTTTGCTCCTAAAAATAATTTAGTAGGTTATTATGGATTTAACGAATTATATTTAGTAAAAAATCAAATAAGTAGCTCGCATGATAAGCATCTGCATAGAGGTTTAGGAGCTACTGCAGTTAAAGATTTTAGCGAAAATAAAAATCATGGTGTATGCGATAAGGTAAGATTTGAACCTGGAATCGTAATACAGCAACAGAGCGGTTCAATAAGAACAGCTGATAGCCTTAACTATTATCAGACTACAGTTCCAACTGGAATTAGAGCTAGTTTTAATAATAGCGGAAGTATTAGAATACCTCATATTCAAGATCTAAATCTAGGGACTGATGATGGATTTACTATAGCATTTTGGATAAAAATACCAGAGAATCAAATACCTGGCATAAATACCCTCACTGGATCAGCTGCTTATCCAACTACTGGAGCTGGAGGTAATGCAGGTGGGACGTCTGCACCGTGTGCTAATATATCTTCCGGATCATCAGCAGGTAGGGATTATGTAACACTTATTACTAAGTCAGGATTAAGTTCGGAAATAATAAAAAATGCTGCTACGGGAGAAAAGCTTGATAGAATAATTCAAGGCAAAGAAGCAGAGAATACTTTTCCATATCATATAGAGTTAAAAAATACTTCATTAGAAAAAGATAATAAATATTTTGAGCCAGGTAACGGATGTCCTTTAGGAGCACAACTTAATACAATAGTCGTGCGTAGGAAAGGAAAAACTAAATCAGTTTTTTTAGAATCTAAATCTGCACTAACTCCTCTGATTGAAAATCATGTTGTTATCAGAAAGTATAGCAACGTATTAGAAATATGGATAAATGGTAAGCTTGATAGAAAAACAGTAGATAATGTTGACTGCGCCGACAACTTAAGCGATTTATTTATTGGTGATAGTGGTCGATCTTGGGTTACTGGTTCGTCTAGAGTAGAAAGTATAGAAAGCAGTTTTATCCCTCCATATAATCCATTTAGTGGATCTATAGATGAACTAAGATTTTATAATACTAGTTTATCTGAAGAAAATATTTTATCACTATATGATAATAATCTTGATACAGGTACAGCGTATCAAGATAATAATGTTGGTAATGTCTTTTATGAGCAAGGAATAATGACATTAACTAATAATAGGTTAATTAAATATTTTTCAGGCTCGTTACATGAAGGTACAGCAACTATAGGGAATAGTGGGAGTAAGTGGGATGGAAACGGAAAAAATATATTTAGTAATCAGTTTAACTTAAAATTCAAAAATACTAGACAATTATTTGAACAAACTATAAGATGTCATGCGAAAGCTAGTGATTTTAACTTAACAACTAACCCTACCGCTAGGAAAAAAACTGTAGGAAACTGTGAAGAGATATTATCAGTACAAGAACTAGCTGATTTCGCTAAATTGCCTGAATTTAATCCTTATATTACAACTATCGGATTATACGACGAGTTTGGAAGATTATTAGCTATAGCTAAACTAGCTAAACCTATTCCTAAACTAAAAAACGTTGATATGACGTTTGTAGTAAGGTTTGATCGTTAATAATCCTATTTATTATATAATAAGTTATGGCAAGAAAAATCTCAAAAGCAAGAGCAAATGCTATCAAGCATGGTTATAGAAGCGGGTTCGAACACAAAGTAGCGGATCAGTTAACTGAAGCTAATGTTAAATATCAATACGAAAAGACGGTTATTGATTATATTAAACCTCAAACAAATCATACTTATACAATCGACTTTACGTTACCTAATGGCATTTTAGTTGAGACTAAAGGTAGATGGGTACTAGAAGACAGAAAAAAGCATCTGCTAATAAAAGAGCAACATCCTGAGTTAGATATAAGAATCGTATTTCAGAATAGCAAAGGAAAAATTAGGAAAGGTTCTAAAACTACATATGCCGACTACTGTGATAAGCATGGTATATTATGGGCAGAAAAACAAATTCCAAACGATTGGTACACTGAAAAAATTTAGTATAAAGTTTGTTAACTTAAATAATTTTCGTATATTTTAATATGCTAAAAAAACTACAAACTCTTATAGAGTCTTTACTTAATAGAGGGCGAACATTACAAAACGATGAAGTAGCCTATAACTGTCCGTTTTGTAATCATTATAAGAAGAAACTACAGATAAATTTAAGAACACAAATGTGGCAGTGCTGGGTATGCGGAGTTAAGGGTCGTAGTATATATAATTTATTTAAGAAGCTAAAAGCAAGCAAGCTACATTTCGAAAAACTTCAACAGTTTTCTAATAATACTCCAGTAAAAGTAACTAAAAAATCTTATAGTGAACTTAGTTTGCCTAACGAGTTCAAATCGTTCTTAAATATCGAAAAAACTAATCCTGAATATAACAACGCTTTAAGGTATCTTAAGAATAGAGGTCTTACTCGAGAAGATATACTTCGATATAATATTGGATATTGTGAATCAGGTCCATATAATAAAATGGTAATAATACCGAGTTATGATAAAGATGGTATACTTAACTTCTTTACAGGGCGATCTTATTATAAAGAAGCTTCTTTCAAGCATAAAAATCCACAAGTTTCTAAAGATATAATAGGGTTCGAGCTTTATATAAATTGGAATCAACCTATAACTATAGTCGAAGGCGTTTTCGATGCTATCGCAATTAAAAGAAATGCAGTACCTTTATTTGGAAAAATAGTACTAGAAAAGTTAAAAAAGATAATAGTTGAAAAGCAAGTTAAAAATATAAATATTGCTTTAGATAAAGATGCAAGATCTAAGGCGTTACAGAACTGCGAATATTTTATTAACAACGGTATAAACGTAAAGCTTGTAGAATTACAAGATGAGGATCCAAGTGATTTAGGATTTAGTCGAGTAACTAATCTTATACAAGATACAAATAAACTTACAACTTACAGGTTAATGGAAATGAAGATAATGGAGAAAATGGTTTGATAAATATAGATATTGGCTTTAATAAAATAGAATGTATAGCTCATATTGCTGATGTACATATACGAAATCTAAGACGTCATAAAGAGTATAAACAGGTATTTAGAAAGCTCTATAAAGATCTTAAACAAAATTTACCTGATAATAGTATTATATATCTAGCGGGTGATATAGCACATGCTAAAACTGAAATGAGCCCTGAGCTGATTGAGATGACGTCTGATCTATTTACTAAATTAAGTAAGATAGCTCCTACTATCCTTATCGCTGGTAATCACGACTGTAACCTTAATAATAAAAATAGATTAGATGCACTATCTCCTATAGTTGATTCGTTACATCTAGATAACTTTTATTATCTAAAAGACAATGGATTATATGAAATAGCAGATTGTGTATTTAATGTTATGTCAGTATTTAACGATCCTGAAGAATATATCTTAAGTAAAAATATAAAAACTAATAAAACTAAAGTCGCATTATATCACGGGTCAGTAGAAAGTGCTACAACTGATGTAGGGTTCAAACTTCCTGGTGAAGTTACTACTGATATATTTAGTGGTTACGACATGGTCTTGTTAGGAGATATTCATAAGCAACAATACCTTAATAAACAGAAAACTATAGCGTATGCAGGTTCTCTAGTATGTCAGAATTGGGGAGAGCATCCAACTAATCATGGCTATATAAAGTGGGACGCGCAAAAACGCAAGCCTGAATACAGGATTATTGAAAATGATTATGCGTATGTTACGTTAGAGGTAGAAGATGGTAAAATTAAAAACCAGATACCGCTTCCTAAATATCCTCGAATGAGAATAAAAGTCGCAAGAACTGAAGAATCGCAACTAAAAAAAATCTTAGCTGAGATACGTAAAACTAGTAAACTAAAAGATGTTGCTATTATTAGGACTGATAGACTTTCATCTCAAAAAAGTGGTGATAGAAACGCTAAAGATGCCGGTATTGGAGATGTTAGAGATCCTAACTATCAAAATAAATTGATAGTAGATTACCTAGAGAGAAATTTCGCGTTAGAAGATGACGTTATTAAAACTGTTAAAAAAATAAATAAAGACTTAAATAGCAATATACCTCAAGTAGAAGGGTTTAGAAATCTTACATGGAAACCAATAAAATTCCAATTTAGTAATATGTTTAGTTATGGTAAAGGTAACTCAATAGACTTTTCAAATATGAAAGGCGCTTATGGATTGTTTGCACCTAATGCGTCTGGAAAGAGTGCTTTATTAGATGCTATTACCTATTGTTTATTTGATAAATGTAGTAGATCGTCTCAAGCTAGAGATGTAATGAATAGTGAAAAAAATACATTTCACTGTAAGTTACAATTTCAAATAGATGGTCAGAATTATTTTATTGAACGTAATGGTAGTAAGGGATTAAAAGGTTGGAAAGAAGGTAAATATTCTGTAAAAGTTAATTTTTGGACGTTAGACGAAGAGGGTAACGAGGTATCTCTTAATGGAGAACATAGATACGATACTAATAAAATTATTAGTTCGTATGTTGGACATTTCGAAGATTTTATTTTAACTGCTTTATCAGTTCAAAATAATAATACTGGTTTTATAGATATGTCTCAATTCGAACGAAAAGATTTACTAGCTCAGTTTTTAGATATAAAAGTATTTGATGACTTATATAGAGCTGCTTTAGACGAAATAAAAGACGTTCAAGCTTTATTGAAAGATTTTAAGAAAAATGATTTTACTCAACAGTTAGCTGATGCTGAAACTGAATTAGAAACTAATAGAGAAAGAAAGCAAGAAGTTAAAAAATCTTCGTTATCACTTACGGGTAGAATAAATACTCTAGATAAAAGAATAGCAACTCTTCAGTCTAAAATAATAGAATTAGAATCAGTAAACGATGATATAGATTCAATGCAATCTAAATACAATGATTATAGTACCCAGATCGAAACTATAAATGATAGATTATATTCAGATGAAACTATAGCTGAGGAAAACAAAGATAAAATTCGAAAAGCTAAAGTAATACTTGAGCAATATAATATATCTGATGTAGAAGATTTATATACTGCATTGTGCGAACGAAAAGAGGAAGTAAAAGAATTAACTGCCGAAAGAGATAGAATAAAGGTAGATGTTAAATATAAATTAGAAAAACTAGAGTCTACAAACAATCAATACGATCCTAATTGCAAGTTTTGTAAGGAAAGAGAGAGCGAATCTATAAAAGTTGCTAACGAAACAAGAGCAAGTTTAGAACAAGATAAGAAAAAAGCAGATATAGTAATACAAAAAATTAAAGATTGTAATAATTTTATATTACAAAATGCTGATATAGAAGTTGATTATAATAAAATTATTAAAATAAATAATTTACTAGCGACTATCGAAAAAGAAAGAAACGTAGGTAGGATCGCATACTACCAAGCTAGAGAAAAGCGTGATAAGATTCAACAACTACAGTATCAAGTTGAATTAGAAATGAAGAAATATCATGAGAACAAAAAAGCGATAATTCATAATAATAAAATAGCTGAGCAAATAGAAGATCTGAATACAAAGTATACTGAGTTAAATAATGAGAAAGATATTATAGACGAAGAACTTCTTACTGTACATGGTACTATTCAGGTTGCATTATCAACTAAAAATAGTATTATTCAATCAATTAAAAAAGCTGAAGAACTCGAACAAAAATTTAAGGCGTACGAATATTATATAGATGCAGTTCAGAGAGACGGCGTACCGTACGAACTAGTAACTAAAGTCGTACCTATAATAGAAGAAGAAGTTAATGATATACTTGCACAGATAGTAGAGTTTAAGATTATGTTTGAACTGGACGGGAAAAATATAAATACTTATATTGTTTATAGCGAAGATAAAACGTGGCCTCTCGAACTAACTTCAGGGATGGAAAAGTTTATATCAAGTTTAGCTATTAGGACTGCTTTAGTAAACGTTTCTAATCTACCTAGACCTAACTTTCTAGCTATAGACGAAGGATTAGGAAACTTAGATTCCGAAAACCTAAATAGTTTATTTATGTTATTTACTTTTCTTAAATCTCAATTCGATATACTACTTATTATTAGTCATCTCGATTCAGTAAGAGATGTAGTAGATAATCTAATCGATATTAAAAAAATAGCAGGATTCTCGAAAATTACCCACGAATAATTTTTCGTCATACTTATTTATATAAGGAAAACTATAGATAAAAGGCATGGCATACGAAGATACATATAGAAGAGGCAGTAAAGCTGAAACTAAAATGATAAGCTACCCGGGTGTAATAAGTCGGTTAGATGATAAATTAGTAAAAAAGGATCTAATATCTATCGATGTATGTATCGAAGATTCATCTCCGTTTAGTTTATATTATTTTAATGTTTTAAGAAAACCTGATCGTTTAAAATTAGGGGGTAATATTTTTGAGTTTGCTCCTCCTAGAAATAGGTTTAAGATAGAAACTGAAATAAAATTCGAAGCAATTGATGCTAATGGTAATCCATTGCGGTACGA